AATTTTTAAACTATTTCTACCTGTCAAAACTAACCAAACCCATCCTGAACCAAATCTTTCTTTGGCAATCTCTTCGAATTTTCTCTTGAACAAAATAAAACTACCGAATTCTTTAATTATTTTTTTCTGTAAATCTCCTTTGAGTCTTTTTGGTTCAGGTGTTAACATGTTCCAAAACAATGCGTGGTTGAATGCTCCACCTGCGTTGTTTCTAATTGTTTTGTCAAATCGACTTATAGTTTTGATTATTTGTTCTAACTCTAAATCTCCATATTTTTTATTGGAGAGAGCGTCGTTTAATTTATCAACATACCCCTTGTAATGTTTGTTGTAATGGAAATCCATTGTTTCGGGGTCGATAAATTGTTTGAGGGCGGAGTAGGAGTAGGGTAATTTTTCTATCCCAATTTTTTTCATTTCTGTGATTAACAACTCTTTTTCTCTAGTTACTTTTTGTTCTACAATCTGTAATTCGAGTTGTTGAATCTTCTCTTCTGTCTTATTCATTGTTGGCTTCAATTTACTATAAATAACACAAAGTCAGTTTATTTTCTGATTTCGTTTATTCTCTTCAAAATTTCTTCAGCCATATCAGATGAATTAAGGTTATCCCCCATTACGGTTGCTATGACTTGTTTTTTGTTATTCAGAATGTCATAAATAATTCCTTCGATTGTATTTTCGAATATTGGGTAATAAACTAGTACGTTATTTTTTTGACCGTATCTGTATGCTCTATCCTCCGCTTGAGCATGGTCGGATGGTAAAAATGATAGGTCATTCATGATTACCGCTTCGCCAGCCGTGAGAGTCAAACCCACCCCCGCGGCTTTAATGTTTCCGACAAATACTTTAACCTTGTCACTTTCTTGGAAGCTGTCTACACTGTGTTGCCTTTCAGGTTTCGACATCGAACCATCAACTTTGACGGCTGTCTTTCCGAAATGTTGACAAATCTTATTTAGAGAGTCAGTAAAATTACAGAAGATGATTACCTTCTTACCCTGTTCAATAATGTTTTCTGCGATTTCTATTGTTTGAAGTATTTTTTCGTCAGCGATTATTTGACGTACTTTGGTAAGTTTGGTAAACTGAACTGTCAGTGATTTTGATTCTTCAGGGTTCTTATCATACCAATCATAATACTCTCCCATAACTTCTTCATATGCTTTGGATTTCAATCTAAGGTAAACGGGGGTTATTATTTTTTCGGGTAAGTCCAACACGTTTTCTTTGAGTCTTCGTAATACAAGACCTATTGTTCTGTCTCTTAATTCTTCCAAATTGGATGAACCTGTTACGTTCCAAACTTTACGTCCTCCAACATTGAATTGATATCCACTACAATATCGGATAGCATAAGCCATCCAGTTTTTGGCTACAGGTGACTCAATAAGATGTAATAGATTGAAATAATCCATAGGTCTCGATGTCATTGGGGTTCCTGACAACAACCATAATCTATCAACCCCCTTGGCAATGTCGTTTATTAATTTTGTTCTTTGAGCCGTAGGATTCTTGATATAGTGTGCTTCGTCAACGACCACCAAATCAAAATTGGCAGCAATAACTTGCGATTCATCTTTTTTCTTAGTGTCATGAAAGTTTTTAATAATGTCGTAGTTTATGATAACAAAGTCGTGTTCAGTACTGAAAGTTTTTCCTTCTGATATGAATATGGACCTGTCGGAATAATTTTCTATTTCACGTTTCCAGTTAATCTTCAAAGTGGCGGGACAGATGATAAGAACCTTTTTAGCTCCTGTTTCCAACGCAGCAATAATAGTTGATGTTGTTTTCCCCAAACCCATATCGTCAGCCAATATGAATTTTTTATTTTCAACAAGTTTTTGGATTGCTTCTTTTTGATGTTGAAGTGGGGGTCTGTGAGAATATTTTTTGTAATCTATGACAACATCTTTAACTGAATTGTCTTTTATAATCGCAGCTTTTGGTAACCAAAAGTCATGGTATTCTTCAGTTTCAAATACCTTACCCCAAATGTGAAATGCTTTTTCTGTATCACACAATAATTTTTCCACCCATACTTTATCAGGTATTACTGTGTATAATTTATCATCGGCTAACTTTTTGGCAAAGTATGCGTCTAATATAACCCACTTCTTTGCAACCTTTGGTTGGTTGTTATGGTTATTAATAATATACTCAGATTGGCTTCTTGTTGGGTAGAATCTTTTATTTATTTGAGACTTTCGTTTGAGTTCAAGCAAATAGTTATTTCCACCTTCATAAGATTCCAATAGTGATAATGCTTTCGATTCTAGACTTACATCCATCTATAAGAAAAATATTTGATTAAAATATAGTTATAAACTGAGTATTTATCAACATATAGGTAATCATATAATATAATGGCAGAAAAGTTAGTTCCAATAACAAGATTAGGTAAATTCTTCGGTGCGGAAGATTATAGTTTAGATATCGGCATGGGTGAAGAATGGCTAATAGGTGATATGAATTTCACTATAGTACTTTACCGTATTGATAGAAGAAAGACAAAAACTGATGATGTATATGGAGAAGTGTTGGAAGATGGGATACAGTTTCTTGCACCTGTTGAATTAAAAGGGTTGGTTCAAGTTATGGCTCCGACTAATAAAAATATTGGAACTTCTAAGATAGAACAACAAGAACCTGGTAACATGAAGTTTAGTATCTATCAAAAAACTTTGGATGATATGGGTGTCGAAATATTTATGGGTGATTACATTGGATACTACGAGTCCGAAGACCGAGTTAGATATTATGTTGTTAGTGATGATGGATATGTAAAATCGGATAATAAACATACATACGGTGGATACAAACCTTTCTAGAACTGTTATTGCCACTTATGTAAGTGAAAACGAATTTAGGGGAATATAATGAAAATTATTGTTAGGGAAACTCAGCTGACTCGAATCATTGAAAAGGTCACCAAAGAGAAAGTTATTTGTGATGAATGTGGTTGGTCTTGGAAATTATCTGAAGGAGGTAAAGACCCTTACATGTGTCATAAATGTGGACATGATAATTCTGAAAAATAAAAAAAGATGCCATTACCAAAACAAGTTAAACCTACATTACCTTTAGTTCCAAAGAAAACTTTGTATGCAAGAAGAGAACAACTCCTTGAGTATATAAATAAAGATGGAACTTACTTACCAAAGTCAGTATTACATGCTGATTTGGATAGAGGAATGTTGGATTTTGTCAAAGAAGATCTTAAAGTTGTGACCGCTGGAAAAATTATTCCGATGATTGATATTATAATTACAACACAAAATTGGTCTCAATATGTTGAAACGGCATTATTTACCAACTTGGATTTCAATCCTGAACCTCCATTCATAACAGTTGTTAGACAGCCTGAAGTTAAATTCGGAACGAATCCGTCTTTACAATATACTATACCTAACAGAAAACAATTCTACTACGCCTCTGTTCCAACTTGGAATGGTAATGAACAAGGTATGGATATATATACAATCCCACAACCAGTTCCAGTCGATATTAATTACAGTGTTAAAATTATTTGTAATAGAATGAGAGAACTTAATCAACTCAATAAAATTGTGATGCAAAAGTTTTCTTCAAGACAAGCATATACTTTTATTAAAGGTCAATATGTTCCAATTATTCTTAACAATATATCTGATGAGTCACAAATGCAGATGGACGCTAGAAAATACTTTGTTCAAAATTATGACTTCACTATGTTAGGTTATTTGATTGATGAAGAAGAATTTGAAGTTAAACCTGCAATTGCCCGAGTTGCTCAAATCATGGAATTGGATACTACCGTATTAAAAAGAAGGAGACCAAAGTTTCCTGAAAATCCTGATGAATTTTTATCCAACTTTTTATACATAGTTGGAAATGATACCTTAAGTGAGATAATTGATTTTACTGCCAATTTATCTTTAGTTGGGTCGACCAATGTTGATAGTTTCGATGTCTATATAAATGGTGATTATTTTGGTAGTGATGTCTCGGAAATTCAAATCACCACAAATGATATTTTAAGGATTGATGTTGTCAAAACTAATAACTCCTTAGAGTCCACCATTAAGTTTGAATCTCAGTTGGTTTAATCCTCTCCATAGATATCTTTCTTCTCTTTACACTTCTCCACTATAAGATTTTCCAAAAACTTATAGATTTTTATCCCACGCTTTTCACAGTACTTTTTTAATATCTCGTGTGATTCAGGAGATATTTTGATATTCTTTATTTCTTTAGTTGTTTTCATAGGTAGAAAAAAGGTAGAATAAATTCATACTACTTACAAATAGATATTCAAAAGTCAAGTTTTTTCACTTAGATATGAATATTTATCATTAAAATAAATTTGCTAACAATAATTTTGAACTATGTTTTTTCAATCAACACAAGTAAATCAAAAGGTATACGTATCGCCTGGAGTATATACGTCTGAAACTGACTTATCATTTGTGGCTCAAAGTGTGGGTGTTACCACGTTAGGTTTAGTCGGGGAAACAATCAAAGGCCCAGCATTCGAACCTATTTTTATCACAAACTACGATGAGTTTCAAGCATATTTTGGGGGGACTGAACCTACAAAATTTATAAACACACAAATCCCTAAGTATGAGGCGGCATATATTGCAAAGTCATACTTACAACAATCTAATCAACTTTTTGTTACAAGAATTTTAGGTCTATCAGGTTATGATGCTGGACCATCTTGGAGTATTAAGGTGATTGCGAACGTTGACCCATTAACCGTAGGGTTAAGTCCTGCAACAGGAACAACATTTTCGGCAAACTTTACAGGGTCTTCAACAGGAAATACTGTAGAATTTGTTGGTGGGGCACTTCCTCCAATAGTTCAAGCATACATCAATAATCAATATAGATTGTCAGATGGTAGTACATCAACTTTGGGATTGGATTTTACAAGTAACCTTAATGATATTATGGATACTCCATCATTATCTGCAAATACCGCAGTTGTTTATGGAGTTCTTCCTGAAAGTGATTATTATGACTTAACCTCAACTTATTCAAACGTTATTAACGAGTACGGATGTGATACAGTTAATATTGCTACTAACGACTTATCCTCAGATGCAAATGACCCATGGTATTATGCTAACTTTGATATTACATCAGGAAATGCTTATTCAGGATATTCGTTCTTCTATAATGTTAGTTCATTAACTTCAGGAGCGTCATCAACATTCAGTGGTACTATTACAGGTAAAACATACACCTATTCAGGTTATGCTTATTCAGAATACAACAACATGGTTGTTGCGACTTTACGTTCTAGAGGTATATCATTATATACTAATAGTTCAACAAGTGATAACCACGGACCAATTTATGAGGTTAGCGGGTTAACCGATTTACAATTAGTATGTACTGAGCAATACTCAGGAGTTACTCAATCTCCTTTTGAATCATTCTTAATTTCAGGTGTAACAAAAGACGGAGATAATTTCTCTTTTGAAACGTCAATGGCGGCATCGTCTTCTAAGTTCATTACAAAAGTATTGGGCGTTGATAACTTCGGTAAGTCAAGAAACGAAGTACCTGTATATGTTGAAGAAATTTATCCAAATACATTAAATTACGCTTATAACCAAGGTTATATTCGTGGTTTGAATTGTAATTTGATAGCACTTGAAGATGCTAGAAGTGAGAATTCACAATCAATTGCTTACAATGTAACTCAATATAAGTCACCAAGTACACCTTATTTAGTTTCTGAACTTAGAGGTAATAAGGTTTATAACTTATTCAAGTTTATATCAATTTCTGACGGTAATGCCGCAAACACAGAAGTAAAAGTTTCTATTGCTAACTTGTCATTCAATAATATGACATTTGATGTGTTGGTTAGAAATTTCTTCGACACTGATGCTAACCCTGTGGTAATTGAGAAATTTACAAACTGTAACATGGATCCAGCGTCTAATAATTTCGTTGCTAAGAAAATCGGTTCAAGTGACGGAGAGTATGCATTAATTTCACGTTACATTATGATTGAGTTGGCTGACGAAGCACCAATCGATGCAATTCCTTGTGGTTTCTACGGATACACTCAAAGAGAATACGCTTCAGTAAGTAACCCTTCACCAGTTCCAATTTTCAAAACAAAATATTATTTCCCTGGTGAAGTAATTTATAACCCTCCATTTGGAGCACCAACCGATGTAACTGAATCTTCAGGAGATATTGTTAGAAGAAGTTATTTAGGTTTCTCAAGTCAGTTTGGAATTGATGATTCATTCTTACAATATAAAGGAACACAAAATCCTTTGAATTGGGTGGCGTCTCCACTTCCTGTTGAAGGAGCGGCTTGGAATTATTTAAGTAAAGGATTCCACATGGACTCGGGAGCAACTGTTGTTACGATTTCTAACTCTTCATTAACAAGTGGGCAAACAGCATTTGAATGTGGTGTTGCTGACTTCACAAGAGATCCTGAAACTCAAGAAAACCCTTACTACTTCATTTATTCAAGAAAATATACAATATGTTTTGCTGGTGGTTTTGATGGATGGGACATTTATAGAGAGTTCAGAACTAACGAAGATAGATTCCAATTAGGAGCTACAGGTTACTTGGCAGGAGCATCCGCTTCAACAAGATATCCAAATGCAACTGGTGATGGTCTATTCAAAAGAATTGTAGTTCAAAACAATACTCAAGATTTCGCAAACACTGATTACTACGCTTACTTACTTGGTATCTTGACATTCGCAAATCCTGAATCAACTAACATCAACGTATTTGCAACATCAAGTATTGATTATGTAAACAACTCTAACCTTGTGGAAGAAGCTATCGACATGGTACAATTTTCAAGAGCGGATTCAGTTTACATCGCAACTACTCCTGATTACAACATGTATACTCCTGATGCAACTAATCCACAGGATATTATCTATCCTCAAGAAGCGGTTGATAACTTGGATAACACAGGAATTGATTCTAACTACACTGCAACTTACTATCCTTGGATTCTTACAAGAGATACTGTTAATAATACACAAATTTACTTACCAGCAACAGGTGAAGTTTGTAGAAACTTAGCGTTGACAGATAACATCGCATTCCCTTGGTTCGCATCAGCGGGTTACACAAGAGGTCTTGTGAACTCAATCAAAGCGAGAGTTAAACTGACTCAGGAAGACAGAGATACATTGTATCAAGGTAGAATCAACCCTATCGCAACTTTCTCTGATGTAGGAACTGTAATTTGGGGTAACAAAACTTTACAAGTTGCTGATACCGCACTTAACAGATTGAACGTAAGAAGATTGTTACTTCAAGCAAGAAAATTAATTTCAGCAGTAGCAGTAAGATTGTTGTTCGAACAAAACGACCAAATCGTTAGACAACAATTCTTGGATAGTGTTAACCCTATCTTAGATTCAATTAGAAGAGACAGAGGTCTTTATGACTTCAGAGTAACAGTTTCTTCAACACCTGAAGACTTAGATAGAAATACATTAACAGGTAAGATATACTTAAAACCAACGAAGGCGTTAGAATTCATCGATATCGAATTCTTCATCACTCCAACAGGAGCTTCGTTTGAAAATATCTAACAAATTAAATATGGGGGGATAATATCCCCCCTTTATCCAAATGAGAAAAGTTTTTACAGAAGGATTTATAAGTAAAGGTACTCCAGACTTAAAATATTATGCGTTTGATTGGGACGATAATATAGTTCATATGCCGACTAAAATTTTAGTTAAAGATGAGAGTGGTAATGAAGTCGGAATGTCTACTGATGATTTCGCCGAGTTTAGACATCAAATAGGAAAAGAACCATTCAGTTATAAAGGTAATACGATTGTGGGTTATAGTGACTCTCCGTTCAGAAACTTTAGAACTGATGGGGACAAAGATTTTTTGGTGGATGCAATGAGGGCAAAAAAAGGACCAGCGTTTGATGATTTCAAAGAAGCCATTAATAACGGTTCAATATTTGCAATAATTACTGCGAGGGGACATAACCCAAACACTATAAAAGAAGCGATTTATAACTATATTATAGAGGGGTTCAACGGGATAGATAAAGATGAGTTAATTAAAAACCTCAAAAAATATAGGTCTTTTGTGGGAGAGGATGAAATGAGTGATGAAGAACTAATTAAGTCTTATTTAGAACTTAATAAGTATCATCCAGTTTCTTTCGGTGATGACAAAGGAGCGGTGAATCCTGAAGAAGCAAAAGTGGAAGCGATGGAAAATTTTGTCAACTACATTAAAGGCATGGCAGCAGTTCTTAATAAAAGAGCATTTCTAAAAAAAGATATTGCCAATAAATTTAATCCAAGCAACTTATCTATAGGATTTAGTGACGATGACCCAAAAAATATAGAAGTAATGCAAAAACATTTCCAAAATAAACCAGATAATATAGTAAAAACTTATTCTACAGCTGGAGGATTTAAGCGAGAAGTAAAGTAAGAATACCGATTTCAAAAAAAAAGTAAATAGAAAAATTTTTGTGAACGGATATATTTATCTATAAAATAACAGAAACAAAAAAAATTAAAAAAACATGGCTGATTTGTTAATGAAAATGCCGATACCTTACGAACCAAAACGACAGAATCGTTTTATCTTAAGGTTTCCATCATCACTAGGTATAAATGAATGGTTTGTTGAATCTTCAGCGAGACCACATATTGTTATAAACCCCGTTCCAATTCCTTTCTTGAATACTGAAACATATGTGGCAGGTAAGTTTACTTGGCAAACTATTCCAGCGGTGTTTAGAGATCCGATTGGACCTTCAGCCGCTCAGGCACTTATGGAGTGGGTACGTTTACATGCTGAATCTGTGACAGGTCGTATGGGTTATGCTGCAGGTTACAAAAAAGATGTTGACCTCGAAATGTTGGACCCAACCGGAGTTGTTGTGGAAAAATGGATTCTTTATGGAACATTTTTAACTGACGTGAACTTCAACTCCTTGAGTTATGCACAAGATGGTTTAGCAACAATCAATGCTACACTTCGTATGGATCGTTGCGTGTTGATTTATTGATTTTTAATCAAATATATCTAACCATTTACAATGTTGTTAAATTCCCATATATTTATTTATATGGGAATTTTTGTTTGTAATATATGTCAAAAAAAATGTGACAGTCTTAATTCATTAAGAAGTCATTCTGTACAAAAACACAATATAAGTGGTGATAAAATTTATATCGAATATGCTTTGAAAGGTGTAGAACCGAAGTGTGAATGTGGTTGTGGAGGTATACCCCCCTTTATTTCAATAGGGAAAGGATTCTCAAGATTTATTAAATCACACCATAATAGGGTTCTAGGTAAAAACAATTACCATAAAAATCCTGAAACCCACAAAAAGGCAATCGAGACCCAAAAGAAAAATTGGAAAGAGGGTAAGTATAAAGGATGGTGGGAAAACAAGTCAGAAGAGACTTTAGTGAAAATAGAAGGTATTAAAGAAAAATTAAGAAACAACAAAGATAGAGGGAAACGAATATCTGAAAAATTAAAAGGAGTTCCAAAAACAGAAGAATCAAAACTAAAGTTATCAATTTCACAAAAAAAACGTTACGAAGATAATCCTAAATTAAAAGAAAACGCGTCTAAACGTAGGGTTAATTGGTTGAAAACCAAATTAAGTAATAAAAAAAGTAAAATTGAAACTAAATTCGAAAAAATTTTGGGATTAATTAATCTTAATTTTGAGTATCAATACGAATATCAACATAGATTGTTCGATTTTTATCTTGAAAAATATAATATTCTAATTGAAGTTGATGGTGATTTTTACCATTGTAATCCGGACTCAAAACATCATGAAATTATTTATGAAACTCAAAAATTAACAAAGCAAAATGATAGATATAAAGATGAATTATGTGTTAGTAATAACATTACTTTAATTCGTTATTGGGAAAAAGACATTAATGAAAGACCAGAATGGGTTATTTCAGATTTAAGAAAAAAATTGTCTTTATAAAAAAATAATTACAATTATATTTAACCGTAATGAACTAAACTTTACGGTTAAATTTTTATATGGATAATCAAGCAAGAGAACACGGACAATCTAATTTTACGTTACCTCACGACGTTGTGCCTTTACCGACACAAGGTCTCTTCTACAAGAATAAGAAAAAATCAATCAAAGTTGGATACCTTACCGCAAATGATGAAAATATTCTCATGGGTGGAGGTAACGACATGACTCAAACTTTATTGAGGTCTAAAATCTACGAACCTGATGTTCGTATTGATGATTTGTTAGAAGGGGATGTTGAAGCAATACTTATATTTTTAAGAAACACGGCATTCGGACCAGAAATGGAATTGAATTTGACCGACCCAATTACAAAAAAACCATTCAAAGCAACTGTCAGATTGGATGAATTAGATATTAATAAAGGACAACAACCGTCGGATGATGGAACATTTATCACTCAGTTACCAAAATCTCAAACAACTGTGAAAATTAAACCAATGACTTACGGTGAAATATTGGAAATACAAAGAATGTCAGAGTCTTATCCTCAGGGTAGAACCGCACCAAAAGTTACTTGGAGATTGAATAAACAAATTATTGAAGCAAATGGAATAACTGATAAATCTGAAATTGCTAAATTTGTAGACCAAATGCCAATTGCAGATTCCAAATACATAAGAAAGTTCATGGACGATAATGAACCAAAATTAGATTTAAAGAGAACAGTAATGACCCCATCAGGAGAGCAACTAACAGTTAATGTTGGGTTTGGGGTTGACTTTTTTCGCCCTTTCTTCTGATTATAGGAAAGGACAAATCGATGAATTTTATTATCTAAAAACACTTTTGAACGTGTCATACTCAGATTTTTTAATAATGCCGGTGTTTACTCGAAAGTATCTTTTAAATAAATGGGTTGAACTTAATAAAAAGGACTGAAAATTCAGTCCTTTTGTATTTATATATAAAGTAAAATTATGTTTTTTCAAACAGGTCCAACAAGTAATCCTTCATCATCAGACCCAAGTGCGGGCTATGGCGGTGGAAAAGAAGGATTAGATTTTGTAAAATCCCAAGAGAAACTTTCAGAGTTTAGTAATCAGATTTTAGGTGTCTTTACTCAAGGAAGAGAAAGGGTATATGAGTTACAAACCGCTTTAGCGGATACTACACCAAAAGTTGCCAGACTTGGAGGTAGTATCAAAGATGTTGCTGAAATTATAATTGGTGTTGCAGAGGCATCGGCGAGAAATGTTGTCGCTACGGATGAACAAATTACAAAATTATATGCTGCAACCCAAGTACTTGGAGGTGATGCGAAAACTTTAGCAACCACCTTTTTAGACGTTGGTATGTCAATTAAGTCAATACCTGAGTCACTAGAAGAATCTATTCAGTATATCCAAAGTATAGGAGGTAACGCTAAACAGGTTATGGGTGATGTGACCAAAAACATGTCACAAATGAACCGATTTCAATTTGAAGACGGTGTAAAAGGTTTAACCAAAATGGCCGCCCAAGCCTCAATGTTAAGATTCGACATGTCTAAAACTTTTAGTTTTGCAGATAAATTATCGTCTCCAGAAGTGGCTATTGAAGCTGCCTCAGCATTTCAAAGACTAGGTGTTGCCGTAGGATCTTTAGGAGACCCACTACAACTACTAAGTCAATCACTTAACGACCCATCAGGAATTCAAGATAGTTTAATTGAAATCTCCAAACAATTTACATATTTTGACGATAAAACAAAATCTTTCAAAGTAAGTCAAGAAGGTATCTTAAGATTCAAAGAATTAGAACAAACCACAGGGATTTCCGCGGCTGAAATGTCTAAGTTAGGAGTTGCCGCTCTTGAAGTCGACAAAAGATTATCTCAAATTAGTCCATCAATAAAATTCAAAAATGAAGAAGACAAACAATATTTGGCAAACATTGCTAGAATGGGAGATGGAGGAGAATATGAAGTTGAATTTAGAGATGAAAGGGGTCAAGAACAAATAAAAAAATTAAGTGAAATTAATCAAACAGAATTTGATAAATTAATTGATGAACAAAAACAGGGTGAAAAATCAATAGAAGAATTAACAAGAGACCAAATGACCTTGCAAGAAGTTGTTGCTGCTGACGTGGCGGCAATCAGGACGGCTATAACTGGGGGAGTGGTAACCGCACCAACCTTACAAGGTCTGAATGAAGAGATTAGAAAACTGACTGAAGAAGTTGGGACTGATTTAACTAAAGATAAAGACCTTCAAACACCTGAAATAAGAAAAGAAGTGGACAGAATATTTTCCGATTTGGAAGGAGACTTGTCTAAGATTGTTTTGAAAGGAAATTTTGAGCCAGAAAAAATATTTGAAGAACTAATTTCTGGAGAAAGATTGCAGGATTTATCACAAAAAACTAAAGATAAGATAGAAGATATTTCCATAAAAATTGGAGAGAGATTAAAAGAAAAATTTAGTGATGGACAATTCGAATCAAACACTACTTCAAGTACAGAAGATAAAGTGAGTCGTACAAACACTCCTGTCAATTCAACAAATATATCAGTAGAGGGTTTACAAGCATCAAGTCCAAATATGGGTTTTGGTACAACACAACCAAAGACACAAAATTCGAATGTAGAATTTGGAGGAAAAGTTGATTTCAACTTCAATTTCACTAACCCTCCTCTTAATATGAGTCCCCAACAAATAGACGAGTGGAAGAAAATGTTTCAATCAGTCGTTAATGAACAATATTTCAGAAACTATTTAATAAAAGTTACGGAACCAAGTGGTACTGAAATGGCGACTTATTAAAATAAAAAAACAACCACAACCTATTTATTAATAAAAATATAAATGGCAAGTCCGTTATTAGATTTAACAAATTCAGAAGGGTTTAGAAAAAAACTTTTAACTAGGAATTTAACTCCCTATGCGAAAGCCCCAAATAGGCCTACGCAACCAATCGATACGGAATATATTCAATCGAATTCTTCAGTTCAAGATAGTCCTGATAAATTGATTGATGAGCCTTCTTTTGCAAATAAATTATTTCCATTAAATCAATATGGAAATGAAGGTGGATATAAGCAAGTACCTGACCCTGGAGCATTATTAAATACAAAATCAAATGAGGGTGAATATGGGTATCAAGACGCAAACATAGTTGACCAATCTATTCCCGAGTCACAAAAGTGGAAACCTCTGAACGTTTTTTCTAATGGTAGTGAAATTGCATTAGATGGAGCAGAATTTTTTGGGTCACTCAATCGTCCTGTATCTACAAATACACAAAATAATCAACCGTATCCAACAACGTTTGTATCTTCGACTTATACACCAGTTTCTATTTTATTATCACCAGATCCAGGTGGGAGTAACGGTTTATTAAGTCAAGATTCATTTATTGCACGTTTAGGAGCACAAACTCTTAGAAGAGAGTTCCAAGATAGGATTGCTTCACAAATACGACAAGATACATTAGGTAGAGCAAATATCCTTAATGTTTCTAGTGGTACTGACATTGTCAATATATTAACAGGTGTTGTTCCTATAATTGAACCTGTTTATACTATCACAGTAACCGCTAACCCAATACTTGCTGCAACAAACTTTGCTTTAAGACTTGGAGGAAGTATATTACCCGTATCTCCTATACCAGGATCATATTTTGACCCTAATACAACTTTAGGACAACCTACAACTATACAACAACTATCCAATGCCTTCAGAAGAAGTGGTGTTGGTAAGTTTTTCAATAGATTGATGGGTGGTGGAGAGACTGGTTCCCAAATCATGTTTAACAACATGGGAGCAGGACAGAGGTCTCGGTTGTTCAAAAACATAGATTTTAACAGATACAAACCAAATTTCCCAAGAAACTTTGTTCAAAGGGTGGGTGGTGCCCTATTAGGAACCGTATCAGATAATAGTAATTTTTATGTAGGAAGTATAACTTCCAATCCATCTCAAGTGTTTTCTCCGGTTGGAGATGTTCCTGTTAACCAATTTGGTGTTGAACAACAATCACCAGTTTATGGTCCTTCAGAGTTAGCTCAGTTATATGAAGGACCAAGTCAATCTGTAAGACTTGGTGCGAATGGACCTACTTACAGTAATGGAGGAGGAATTGAAGGTGGATTCACTTGGGTCTCTCCAAAATATAGAGGTAATGCTGGTAAGAAAGTTGGTATTGGTGGAGAAGTTACCAACGAAGACGAAGATTTCAGGCCTTCATCTTATGTCAATACAGAATCTGTTAATAATGAGTTTAGACAAGGGTCAATTCTCGATGATACACAGAGATTGATTGATAGCCAACCACAAGGTGGTAAGCGTCTCCAACACGTTGGAAATGCAATAGACCAAGTAAGTAAAGTATTCAATGATGGATATAAAGAGCTTACCAAAGGTTCGAGAGTTTATAGATACATTGGAGCGATTGGTCAAGAGGTAGGTACAGAATATTGTCGTGTATTCGCTAAAGATTTACCATATCTACAGTATAACGATTTACAGAAACAAGATGGTATTACTACTGAAGGTAGAAGATTTGCGTATTCAGTATTAGATAAGACTTATAACCTTAATATTGCACCAAATAAACAAGAAGGTGGACAGGACTCAACGAATATTGTTGGTACAATAAATAATGCGGTTGCCAAAAAATATATGTTTTCATTAGAGAACTTAGCATGGAGAACATCAAGTACTCCAGGATTTTCAACATCTGATTTACCTGTTTGTGAGAGAGGACCTAATGGTGGTAGAGTTATGTGGTTTCCACCATACGGATTAACATTTAGTGAAAGTATATCATCGAATTGGAATCAATCTGATTTTTTGGGTCGTCCTGAACCAATTTATACTTACAAAAATACATCGAGGTCCGGAACTCTTCAATGGCAAATTGTTGTGGACCATCCATCAATTCTTAATGTCATCGTAAATAAAGTTTTGGGTAACGAAACAAACAAGACACGTGTTGATAGTATATTGGAATCTTTTTTTGCTGGATGTAGAAAATATGATGTTTACGAACTAGCTAAAAAATATGTAACAATAAATCCGAATGACTTGTTCGAATTACAACAGGCAATTTCTACGAAAGAAATGACTAGAGAACAAATAATCTATAGCCGAGTTACAATTGAATCTGGTAATAATTCTCCTTATGGATATGACGTGCCGGTCGCCCAATCAGGTGGAGGGGGTAATACCAACTTGAATTTTGATGATTATAAACAACTTGGGTTTTATTTCGGAAACGACATCCCCGATGAAGGAGACGATATAAATTATACAACGGAGTACAACAGATATACTACTACTGATAGAAACTTATATAAAACAAAACCTAACTCTGGTGAAACCGAAACATTCTTTAATACAGTAGTTATACCAAATTATAACGCTGTAAATGAATTGGCAATAAAATTGGGAAATGCTCTTAAAACAAATGAGGGTACGGTCACAATAGAAATTGACGCTAGTTGTTCTGCCCCCGCATCTATTGGTTATAACTTAAAATTGTCAGAACGAAGGGTGGCGGCAATGATTAAATTTTTTGCGGAAAACTCTAATACTAAAGAGTATATGACTTCTTCACCACAAAGATTGATGGTACAAAAGAGAAAGGCGCTTGGTGAACAAACACTTTCTGAACCTAAAGTTTTTAATTTTGAAGGTTTATTAACTGGCACTCCACCTCGGATGGGAAAAGTTTTTAATTGTACTGACGAAGACCCGAATGTGGTTGGTGGTGATACTAAAGTGGGGGCAAAAGAAATTTTTACAGCTGGAGCCATGGCTTGTAGACGGGCTTTCATTTCTAACATAGTTCCAAACTTGAAAGCACCACAAACAGGACCTAATGGTCAAGGAACACCAGGAGGACAAACAAACCCAACTACAGGGTCTGGTCCACTTATAGGATTGGTCGGTACACTGACGGCAATTACCGAATCTGTGGATGTACTTGTACCAGAGTGGAAACCAAGAGATAATATTACTAAAAAAGTGGTAAGAGCATTATTGACTGAGTGTGATTATTTTGAAGTTATCAAAGAAACTACACCTATGGTTTTTGATAACTTGAAGGATAAATTAAAGTTTTTTCAACCTTCGTTCCATTCAATAACACCAGAAGGGTTGAATTCAAGACTAACATTCTTACAACAATGCATGAGACCGGGTGATACTATTCCTACGGTTAAACAAGATGGTGAGACACAGACCTTGAACTATAACAAAGATGCTAATAATACATCATTTGGGGCACCTCCGGTATTGGTGTTACGGATAGGAGATTTTTATAATACAAAAATTATTCCTGATGGACTTTCAATATCATACGAAGGGTTAGATATTAACCCTGAAGGGATTGGCGTACAACCTATGATTGCCACTATTTCAATGAATTTCAAATTTGTTGGTGGCAGTGGATTAAAAGAATCGGTGGACAAGTTACAGAATGCCTTGACCTTTAACTACTATGCTAACACAGAAATTTATGATGATAGAGCTGATGCAACAGATATTGAGTCTTCAAAGATACTAGACCAAATATTTTTAGCAGGACAGACTCCTCCACCAATTCCAGGTGTTAATAGTGCTGCACCAAATAACGGACAAGATAATAATAGTACCATTGGAAATATTGTTAGTAATGTTACGGATACAAGTGGAAATACTACAGGAGTCCTTAGTTACAGTACATTTATGAACAAAGTAGTCGGCGATACTCAAACATATTTTACAAATATAGTTAATAAAACTAAAGAGAGTGTTAATCAGTATAATAACGCGGTCAGACAACAATGGATGTTGGAAAGAAATTATGCTAAAGGTAATTTTGAAATTAATACAGATGATGTAATATTATTTGGTAAACCTAGTAACATTGAAAAAAGGTTTGATACCATATTTGGAGAATTAGTTAAAAATATAAAAGATAATCAGGAAGGATTTATCGAATACATTTCTGAGGCATCTAAAAACTTATCACCAAAATTAATCAGAGCGATTAAGGAAAATTATTCCAATTTCGTGTCAAGAAAACGAGGGTCGTTTGAAAATGCAATATCAACAATAACTCAAAGTTTAGTAAATGAAGAACAAAGTTATCTTCAAACTCTTGGTAGGTTAAATACTATACTTTATAGTCCTGTGACTGGCAGCACTGGAACTGATGGTCTTCAATCTAAAAATGGACCTGTAACAATATATGTAACCTCAGGAACAGCAGATGTACATAATACATCATTTAGCCCAAATACTTATTTGGAGTTAGTTCAAGATACTGCAAAAATTCAAGACGATATTAAAAAGTTTAATACTGTAATTGAACGTAAGACAAAGTTTATTTATCCGGATAATAGCAAAGAGTATGAAGGAATATTGGTGTTTAAAACTGAGAATGGAAAATCAAACGAAGTATCGGTTCAAGAAGTTTTTAATCCGTTTAGTAAAAATCCACAGTTTGGTAGTCAACCATTCAGAAGAGTTTATATGATTGTTTCTGATGATGTTCTTGATGAAAAGAAATATGAAACTTTCAAACAAGAACTTATTGGGAATGTTCTTGGAAATAAGGCATTACTTGGTGATGGGTCTGTTGACATTGAAGCAATATTTGATACATATTGGATTAGAACTGCAAGACCAATTTTCTTGGAGGAAAATAATATTACAAAATCATTTATTGAAAATTTGGAAAAAAACGATTTGAAAAATTATTTAATTTATACTCCATTCGATTCAAACAAGCAGAGGAATTTTACTTTTACAAGTATAGACTCTTCGGGCCCATTAGAAAAACAAACAAAAGAAAATCTGATAAAAGGGTTAGCTAACACAACAAACCAAAATACAAATGTATTAACTTGGAATGATTTGAATGGAAATCTACCTAATGCATATATATCAAAAGCAAAACTTAACTAATGGCATATCAATATTGGAATAGGTATAGTGATTTTATTATTAATGGGGAACAAACAGTAGTCCCTTATGTTTCTTTGCCCCAAAAACCAACTGACAAGGCTTACATTTATAAAGTTGCTAAAAGTAGATTAGATAAAGTTTCACAAGAATATTATAACTCACCTGTTTTCGGATGGTTAATTCTTCAGGCGAATCCACAATTTGGAGGTCTTGAAAACAACATTTATGATGGTGCGGTATTGATTATTCCATTTCCTCTTCTACCATCATTACAGGACTATAAGGGAGCGTTAGAAAATCATTTTTATTATTATGGTAGGTAATATACAAGCAGACACAAGTGGAGATATTTTT